ACGCATCCGCGATGACGTCCGCGCCAGAGCCGACGCCGTGGACGACGACGACGATCTGCCCCGGCCGCGCAGCGTCGCCATCGCCGGCGACATGCTTGCGAAGCAGGCCGCCAAGAAGGCCGGCAAGGCTTGACAGCGGCTGGCTCCATCCTCCAGAGTGGAGCCAACATCCGCATCTCCTTCGGCGCAGCGCTTCCCGGTCTGACCACCGGGAGCGCAGCGCCATCTTCTGAGAAGCAGCCCCCCGATTCGATGGCACCCCCGCTGCCGTGCTACACTCAGAAGATCCCAAGGCAGTCAAGAAGTATCCACCATCGAGGGCCCTCGCATGGACGCCTCCGCTCTGGACACGCGCAAGCTCTGGCGCCATCTCGACGCCATCCGAGACGCGCGGCATCTCTCCTGGCGGGACATGGCGAAGATGCTCAAGCTCGGCCGCAATACGATGGCCGCTCTGGAAGGCGGGAATAGGCTCCCCGCGGCCGCGACGATCCGGAAGCTCCGGGTCTTCATCGGGCTCTCCGAACGCGCCTTCCAGGACTCCTTCTGCGCGCGCAGGAAGTGACGCCATGAAGTTCTGGCTCGTCGTCACCCTGATGTATCCGGGGCAGCAGGCGCGCTGGGCGACCGGCGCCTTCCCGACGCTCGACCAGTGCCTGCGCGCCCTCGAAGCCGCCGAGCTGGTCATCCCGAAGCCGCTGGGGAAGGACGGCAAGACCTGGGCTGGCTTCAAGGCCTGCGTGCCTGAGCCGAAGAGCGGCCGATGAGCGACCAGCAGCAGCGCAAGCGCGGCAGGCCGTCCGCCTACAACCTCGGCATCGCCGCGCGCATCCTCGCGCTCGCCGAGCAAGGCAAGACGGACGCCGAGATCGCCTTCGCCATCGGCGTCTCGCTCTCCGCGCTTAGTAATTGGAAGGCGAAGCATGCTGATTTTAAGGATGCCCTAAAGGATGCCAAGTGGGTCGCTGATGAGCTTGTCGAGGCGTCGCTGTTTCAAAGGGCCGTTGGTTACTCGCATAGAAGCGTTAAATTTTTCTTCGATGCGAAGGGCGGCAAGGTCGTCTCGCAGCCCTATATCGAGCACTTCGCGCCGGACACGACGGCCTGCATCTTCTGGCTGAAGAACCGGCAGCCCGAGGCCTGGCGCGATCGCCATGAGATCGTCAATCCGCTGCCCGACGTCGAGGACGCCGGAGATCGAAGCTTCGAGGAGTTCTGCGTCGCCGCCGGCTATCCGCCGCCCTTCGAGAAGCAGCGCGAGATGCGCGCCTTCGTGTTCGATGACGAGCTGAAGCGCTCGCGGCTCCTGCTCGGCTCGCGCGGCTACGGCAAGACCGACTATGCGACGATCCTCGGCAGCGCCTTCAAGCTCTACCAGGATCGCCAGTATCGCATCCTGATCACGACGAAGAGCGACGAGAAGAACGCCGCCATCGTCGAGGAGATCACGAAGGCACTCGAGGCCAACGGCGTCGCGCTTGAGAAGAAGAACGCTCTGCACCTGCGCGTCCTCGGCGTCCAGGGCAAGGACCACTCGGTGTCGGCGCTGACGATCGGCGCCAGCTCCTTCCGCGGCCGACACCCAGACCTGATCATCATGGACGACCCCGTCACCGAAGAGGATGTCTCCGAGGCGACGCGCGACAAGCTGCAGCGCAAGTACAACGAGCTGGTGAAGCTCTGCCAGAACATCGCCATCATCGGCCAGCCGGTCCACGTCTTCGATCTCTATGAGACGCTTCGCCCGCTGGTGAAGACCATGGAGGTCCCGCATGGGACGATCCAAGAGCTCGACCACGATCTCGAAGCGATGGCGCTCGCCGGCGTCTCCGAGAAGTCCATCAGCGCCAGCTACCATCTCAAGGTCACCTCCGAGGCAGGCAACCCGCTCTCGAAGGTCGGCTTCATCGACAAGTTCCCGAAGGGCGGCAGCGTCGCCTTCATCGATCCCTCCTTCCGCGGCGGCGACTTCACGGCGATGTCGATCGGCCGCCAGCACTTTGAAGGCGTCGCCATCCAGGGGCACGCCTGGAAGAAGAGCTGGGAGGACTGCCTGCCGGAGATCATGCGCGCCTGCCAGGCCTTCGAGGTCAAGAAGCTCTGCTTCGAGACGAACTCGCTCGGCCTGATGCCGCTCAAGATCCTGCGCGAGGCTCTCTCCGAGCTGGGCGTCAGCGTCGTCGGCCGCGACTCAACTGGCTTCAAGCACAGCCGCATCATGGCCGCCGGCACCTTCGCGCACATGATCCATCTGGCCAAAACTTCTGATCGCATCTACGTTCAGCAGACCACCAAGTACGAGTACGGGTCGAAGTTCGACGACGCGCCGGATAGCCTGGCGTCGCTGCTCGAATGGATCGGCCTGATTAGGGGCAAGCGATGAGCCTGATCCGTAGCTTCTTCTCGTTCGGATCCGCCGGCGGCGCGTCGAGCTCTGGGCTCGTCGAGATCTATCCGATGGCGACGCCATGCGACGCCTTCATCAAGACGGATCTGATCGCGACCTATCTCAAGATCCTCACCGACTGCGCCGAGCGCACGCACGGGCTGAGCGACGAGCAGGGGAAGCTGCTCTGGGACTCTTGCGTCCAGAGCGACTCCGCGGACGGCATCATCACGATGCTCGCCGAGGCGATGCTGGCGAAGGCGAAGCTCTTCCTGGTCTACTCCCCCTCCGTCAAGGTCGTCCGCAGGGCGACGGCCACCGAGGCCTCGCAGATCGCCGCGGACTACGAGAAGGCCGGCTTCTCGAAGATCGGGGTCTTCGTCAGCTTCGAGAAGTTCCGCCTGACGGATGTCCTGAAGATCTACTCGGCGCTGGAGTATTGCATCCTCTCCAGCCTGCATAAGACCGTGAACATCGCGAAGGCCGTCCAGCTGAAGATGAGCGAGCTGCGCTCATCCGTAGCGCTGGCCGATGCCGACGTCGCCGCCGACCAGGCGCGCTCCATCGCCGACGCTCTGCGCAAGGGCGATGACATCCTCATCGACGCGAAGGACTCCGTCGAGACCTCGACGCCGGACACCGCGCCCACCGAGAAGGCCATCGGCTTCTTGGATGCGAAGCGCGCCTTCTATCTGCGGCTGCCGCTCGCCTACATCAGCGGTCTGCAGACCGGCGGCCTCGGCTCCACCGGAGAGGCGGATGCGCGCGCCGTCGAGCGCGGCCTCGCGAGCTACTTCGTCTCGATCCTGCGCCCGGTCCTCGAAGCGCTCTTCGGCGTCAAACTCGAGTACCGCTCGCAGGACTTCCGGCAGATCGAGAGCGCGATGAACGCCATGAAGACCTTCGACCTCGTGAGCGACGACTACCTGTCGAAGCAGACGAAGCAGGCGACGATCGCGCGCATGATGAACGTCGATCCGGCTGCAGAGCTCAAGCTCATCAAGGCCGAGAGCGAAGCCGCGGCGACCGCGATGGGCGGCGGAGACGACGTGCAGAAGCAGGCGCTCAACGGCGCCCAGATCACCAGCGCCGTCGAGATCATCGCGCAAGTCGCCTCCGGCCAGATGCCCAGGGACTCGGCCGTCCAGCTCATCATGCTGGCCTTCCCCAACGTCGATGCGGCCGCCGCAGATCGCATCCTGGGCAGCGCAGGCCGCGGCTTCGTCCCGACGCCGGCGGCGCCTCAGCCTGCCCGAGGCGGCTTCCCAGGAGCAGGAGGCGGAGCTGACGCCTGATGCGCTACGAGCCGAGCAAGCTTCTCAAGAAGCTCAAGCTGGACGATCGCGCGCTGGATCTGATGACGCCGAACATGGCGATCAACAGGTCGGCGCTCAAGGCGCTCGATCAGTTCGGCGTGCTGCCGCGCGAGACAGCGGAGAACGTCGCGCTCAAGGTCATCAAGGAGTATCGAGCCAAGGCCGCAGAGCTGCGAGCCGAGGGCGCGACGAAGGCCGAGGCCATCGAGGAAGCGACGAACGGCGGCAGGAAGCTAGCCGCGCGCGTCCAGTCGGCGGTGCTGCACGAGCAGACGCAGGTGATCAAGCGCGCCTATCGCGGAGAGTTCTACGAGTGGCTTGCCTCGACGGCCGAGACGCCTCGCGAGGAGCACGTCGCGAACTACGGGAAGATCTTCCAGCTCGGCGTCGGAGACGATGAAGGCAACGACCCCGGAGATCTCTGGGGCT